AACCGCCGCCGAACCCGATGATGGGAGCGCCGGGCGCACCACCGATCGGCGCACCGGCGGAACAGGTGCCGGCAGAGGTTCCGGCCGGCGAGGAGGTGGCCCCTGAACAGGCCGTCGCCGAAGAACCAGACACGATGCTCTCCGCCTCGTCGTCCGTCGGTGCGTGGGGGACCAAGCAGTCGCCAGAGAACCAGATGGAGGACCAGTGGGACACCAAGGAGCTGGACGACTCCGACAGGTGGGCCGAGATCCTCGACACGAACCTGGAGAGGCTCTTCGAGAGGCAGCAGCGCGTCGTTCTCGAGAAGGCCGGTGGAGCCAAGGCGAAGAAGGCGATGGCGGCCGGTTCGCTGGACGTCGAGCAGATCTTCGACTCCGAGGTCTGGAACAAGCAGATGAGGGACGACGTCAGGCCGCTCATCAAGTCGATCGTCGAGGACGCCATGCGCACCGCGAGCGAACGCACGGGGATGCCGATGGAGATGTCCACCGAGGAGATCGACCAGTACGTCGACGAGCAGATGGAGCGGATGCAGAAGGCGAACGAGACGACCAAGGACGAACTGGCCGCCGCCATCGTGTCGTCCCAGGCCGCCATGGAGGACTCCGAGGACGAGGGGCACGTCCTACTCAAGGCTGCGATCCTCGCCATCTTCGCCTACCTGCTGTCCAAGAGGAAGAGGCGCATCGCCGAGCACGAGTCACAGACCGCCTACAACGCCGGCGTGTGGTTCGGCGGCAAGCAGGCCGGGGCGGTGAGCAAGAAGTGGGTGACCCGCAAGGACAGGCAGGTCAGGTCGGAGCACCGCATCCTGGAGGGCAAGTCGGTTCCCCTCGGTGAAGGTTTCGACGTCGGCCCGCACAGCCTCAGGTTCCCCGGAGACCCGCTCGCACCGGCCCACCTGACGATCAACTGCAGGTGCAGGCTCAGGTTCAACGTCGTCTGACGCTCAGTACTGGGCGATCCTCGACAGTCTGTTGACCTCGGCGGATAGTTCGTCGACCCGAGACCTCAGCGACTCGGCCTCGAGCAGGAGCCTCTGGACGTGGAGGGACACGAGAACCTCCTTGTAGACCCACCTGTCGGCGTAGTCGCACTTCCTGTACAGGTCGAGCGCCCTGCGCGCCTCCTCGATCGGGTCATAGAACTCCGGCATCGGCAGTCTCCTTCTTCGCCTGGACGTACCTCTCCCCGAACCACTGCGCGACGTTGGAAACCACACCGTTGCCGCAGAGGTGGAACCTGTGCGAGTCGCGGTGCCCGTCGGTCCAGCCGTCGGGCCATCCCATCAGCCTCTCGCACTCCAGGGGGGACAACCTCCTAATGGGTTCCCCCGGCCTCACCCTGTTGATGGTGAAGATGTAAATGTCCTGGGTGGTGCCCGTCAGGTGCGACAACCCCGCAAGCAGGGCCGGCATCACGACGGGCTCATCCTTCATTTATTCGGCCGTCTTGGCGGCCACGTACCTAGCACCGAACCACTCGGCGACGTTCGCGACGACACCGTTCCCACACATCCTGTACCTGTGGGTGTCGGCCATCTCGACGAGCTTCCCGTCCTCGGTGACACCCACCTCGGTCCACCCCGCGTCCCAACCCATGAGGAGTTCGCACTCCGTCGGGGTGAGCCTCCGCACCACGAGTGTGCTTCCGTTCTCTGCCATGGTGTCTCCTTCCTTGAAGACCTGTAAATGGTGGTTGTCCACCGACTGGTTGTTGACCTGCATCTTCGCGCCCATGTCGGCCGTCAACGTCCCGACTGGTCCGTTGCTTATGAGGACGTGGGGTCTGACGCTACCGCCCTGACCCGCCCTGATCGTGTTGGCCACCCCTTGCTCGCCCTGCTCCGCGGTCATTCCGCCTTCCCTCCCCCGGAACGATACCGACCACGCCTCCGTGTCGACCACGGCGTGCGACGACTTGGAAGCACCGGCACGCAGGGCGTTCTTGACGTCCGACTCGGCCCAGTTCTCCTCGCGCATCGACATCGGCTCGAAGAGGTGGATGTCGACCGGGTGGACGACGCCGTTGGACTGGCGGGTTCCAGCCCTGAGCGAGTGGTGGAGCTGCTCGGTGATCGAGTCGTTGTACTCGTCGTACCCGTAGACGTCACTCACCGTCAGCCTCCTGGACGACGGCGTTCGTCGAGTTGTGCTGCCCCTGCCATCCGTGCCCGAAACCCCTCAGGGTGGAGGCGACGGTGGATCCGTCCACCTGGCACGGGATCTGCTGGACGATGAACAACTGTGCGTGGTGCGACTGCGGGGACGGGACGAGGGCGTTGACGCACAAGCCGATCTCCGTCTCGTTGGCGCTGAATGTGTTCGCCTTCGCATCCTCCCTGATCGAGTAGGCGACGTGCTGCTTGCCGTCAGGGTTCATCTTCGGTCTCCACGACGAGGACGGGGACGTTGTTCCCCCCTGTTCCCATGCGGGCGCAGAGGCTCGGAGCCGTTTCGTACGTCCGGAAGTCGCCCACCCTCTGTGCGTCCACGAGGTAAGGACTCTCCGGGACGACGTAGGCGACGGCGTGCGAACCGGCGCTGTCGAGCGTGTACATCGGGTCACCGGGTTCGCCGATGTTGGATCCGTTCGCCTGCGTGTTGGCGGTCTTCAGCGGGATGACCTCATCGGTCCCGATCGTCTCGTAGGCGACCGACTGTCCGCCCGTCGTGTCCAAGGTGTACATCGGGTCGCCCGGTTCGCCGATGCCGAAACCGTTCTGCTGCTTCTCCATCCCGCGCCCGTCCTGGATCGGGATGATGTTCTGTGCGTCGGAGTCCATCACGGCTCCGTAGAGAACGAGTATGTGGTGAACCGCAACTGTCGGAGAAGGCCCGTCCGACGAGTAGACGCGCATCGCCTGACCCATGTCCGGCCACGGCGTGAAGCAGTTGTTGTGCTCATCCCTCTTCACTGGCGGGGACGATGAGGTACGTCTGCTGGTGCGATCCGCCGGAAGCCGAGATAGCCGACGACAGCGTCCCAAGGTCCCTCACCTCCTCGCGCTGGTTCTGCGTGAAGGCGATGGGGTGCATGATCGCGTGCCCGCCACCCTCCGCGCGGAGCGTCGGGAAGTGCTCTGTCGAGGCCTGGTGATCCAGTCCCTGCGTGTGCGAGAAACCGATGGTGTCGGGCTGGTCGTCCTGCACGACGAGGTTCTCGCCGCGACTGGACGGAACGCCTCCGTCACCCCCGCTCCTCAGGCAAGAGGCGATCTCCGGCTCCGTCGACTGGACCTGAAGAAGGTTGTTGCCGACCGACTGGTAGTTTCCCTGACCCTTCACGAGATCGGAAACCGTAAGCGCACCTACGGTTTCGACGTTGTGGATGTTGGCCGGATCTGGTGCGACCACGAGCGTCTCCGAACCACCCTGAAGCGTTCCGCCGTTCGCCCGCAACGTTCCGACACCGGGTCCGTAGTTGGCGAAACCGGTCTCCGTGAACGGCATCGCACCGTCGTGGACGGTGAGCACGGTCGCCCTGGAGTCGCCGCCGTTGTCGAACGCGTTCAGCGTCGGACTGACCGGCTGCTCCCTCCACGAGTCGTCGTCGGTGTCGGAACTCGCCCGCTTGGACTTCACCCAGCTTCTGGGGTCTCCTGCGGCTCGGTCTCCGCCAGCTTCGTCAGAGCGGTCCTGAGAGGCTCCGGAAGAACGCGTCCCCGTCTCTCTGCCCGCCTGATGATCCCCTGCGCCGCCTTGGAGCTCAAGCAGTAGCGGCGCAAGCCTTCGTGCCACGGCTCCAGAACATCCGACAACGTAGACACGACGGCGTCGTTGGGGAACTCCGAAACGTTGGGCGTCAGCAACGCGCCAGATGGCTGTCCGCTTTGGTCCCACCAGGACGCCGGACTTGGCCCACTTCTGCTTAGGGGACAGCTCGACGAGTGCTCCTGTGACTCCCCACAGCACGGCAGCGAAGTCGGCTCCGTTGTTGCTGGAAAGAGCACCGGGGACGTTTTCCCAGAAGATGTCCGCCCCGAGTTCGTCTGCGATCCTGCACTGCTCCCAGAAGAGGCCAGAGCGAGATCCATCAAGTCCCTTGCGACGTCCGGCCACTGAGAGGTCCTGGCAAGGACTTCCTCCTGCGACAATGTCTGGGTGCTCGATGCCGTCGGCAATGAGTCGTTCACGTGTTACCTCTCTCACGTCGTTGTAAATGGTCAGGTCTGGCCAGTGCTTCCTCAGCACCATCTTTGCTTTGGGGTCGATCTCGCAGAGAGCGACCACTTCCATCCCCGCCCTCTCGAGTCCGAGGTCGAGACCCCCGGCCCCGCTGAAGAGCGAAAGAACCTTGATACTTGTCACAGGCGTACCCCTTGGCTATTCCCGATCACCGGGAGTGCTGCACAGGTTAGCACCTGGGTGCGCCGGGTGCGAGTCCATAGCACAGCCGCATTTCCTCCAGCGCGTGTCGTTGGAGTAGGTTCGGTTCCGTGTTCGGCAGCGGCGGTTCCCCAGTAGACGAGATACTCCCAGGGGTCTTCCTGCACAGAGCGACGCGGCAAGCGTGTATCGTTTGCGGCCATCCGACCGGCGACTGCGTCGACCACTACGAGGACAAGGGGGGTGCGCCCGAATGGTCGCAGGTCAAGGTCAAGTTCGCCGAAGTCGAGACACCCTCCAAGGAGGAACCCGACGTCCTCGTCAGGGAGGACATCTACAAGGAAGTCCAGTTGACATCCTTGACAAAGACACGTGTGTTGGTGGCGAAGGCCGGGACATACGTGCCGAGGACCAAGGCGCTTGACCTCGGGATCATCTGACAAACAAACATACAACACCACAGCAAAGGAACAAGAAATGGCACTCTCCAAGGACTTCGTGTCCTCCTACGACAACAAGCAGGCCCCGTGGGGCTTCGGCGGTCTCGGCGAGATCGTGTACCTCAGGACGTACTCGAGGGACGTGGAGGGTCGCAAGGAGACCTGGCCCGAGACCATCGAGCGCTGCATCAACGGCGCGATCAACATCGGCGCGAAGCTGGACGACGACGAGGCGGAGAGACTGTTCGACTACGTGTTCAACCTCAAGTGCTCGCTGTCCGGCAGGGCACTATGGCAACTCGGAACACCCCTTGTCAACAAGTACAACGGGACGAGCCTCAACAACTGCTACTTCGTCAACATCGAGGACATCAAGGACTTCGAGCTCCTCTTCGACTACCTCATGCTCGGCGGCGGCGTCGGCTACTCGGTGGAGAGGGCGCGGATCCACGAACTCCCCAAGGTGAAGGCCGGGGTGACGGTCACCCATGAGCGCACCAACGACGCGGACATCATCGTCCCCGACTCCAGGCAGGGGTGGCGCAAGCTCCTCCGCTCCGTCATGAAGTCCTACTTCTACACGGGCAAGTCGTTCTCCTACTCGACCATCCTCATCCGCGAGTTCGGCGCCCCACTCAAGACCTTCGGCGGCACCGCGTCGGGCCCGGGTGCGCTCATCGACGGTGTTGCGGACATCTGCAAGGTACTCGACGCGAGGGCGGGCAAGAAGGTCCGTTCCGTCGACGTCCTGGACATCTGCAACATCATCGGACGGATCGTCGTATCCGGGTCGTCCCGTCGTTCGGCGCAGATCGCCATCGGCGACCCAGACGACGTCCTGTTCCTCAGGGCGAAGAACTGGTCTTCCGGCACCGTCCCGGCGTGGAGGGCGAACTCCAACAACTCCATCTACGCCGACTCCTACGAGCACATCCTCCCCGAACTGTGGAAGGGCTACGACGGATCCGGTGAGCCGTACGGCCTGATCAACCGCGGCCTCGCCCGCAAGGTCGGTCGCCTCGGCGAGAAGAACCCCGACCCGACCATCGACGGCTTCAACCCGTGCGCCGAGATCGGCCTCTCCGACGGCGAGTCGTGCAACCTCGCGACCATCTTCCTGCCGAACATCTCCTCCTACGAGGAGCTCGTCGACCTGAGCAGGCTCCTGTACAAGGTCCAGAAGTCGATCACCTCGATGGAGTACCCGTACGAGAAGACGACCAAGGCGGTGCAGAAGAACCGCAGGCTCGGACAGTCGGTGACCGGCATCCTGCAGTGCTCCGAGGAGCAGCTCTCGTGGCTGTCCCCCGCCTACGAGGAACTCCGCCAGTACGACAAGTGGTGGTCGGAGCAGACCGGGGTGCCGGAGTCGGTCAGGCTCACCACCGTCCAGCCGTCGGGAACGCTCTCCCTCCTCCCCGGCGTAACACCGGGCATCCACCCCGCCTACGCGAGGTACTACATCCGCCGCGTCCGCTTCGGAGCGGCCGACCCGCTGGTCGAGAAGTGCCGCAAGAGGGGCTACAAGGTCGTTCCCGACCTCGGCCTCGACGGGCGCGAGGACCACACCCGATGGGTCGTCGAGTTCCCCTGCGAGTCACCGGAGGGATCGGTGCTCGCCGCCGAGATGACCGCCGTCCAGCAGCTCGAATGGGTGAAGAGGATGCAGACCGAGTGGGCCGACAACGCCGTGTCCGTCACCGTCTACTACCGCAAGGACGAGCTCTCGGCGATCAAGGAATGGCTGTCCGAGAACTACGACAACGGTGTCAAGTCCGTCTCGTTCCTCCTCCACGCCGACCACAACTTCCCGCTCCCCCCGTACGAGGAGATCAGCAAGGACGAGTACGAGAAGCTCCTCGCGAAGGTTGACTTCTCCGTCGCCCTGCAGGACAAGGCCGGGATGGGGATGCTCGACATGGGTGACTGCGACACGGGGGCTTGCCCGGTCCGCTGACCACCAATACCATCTAGGCCATGGGTTTCTATGGCCTCCCCACCGCGGAAGCCTCCTTCGTCCTGAGGGAGGCTTCCGCCATTGTCGGCAGGATCGGGCACAGCAAGGGCGCGGTCCGCAACCCGCGTACGGGTGGTGTGAGCGTCGTCGGTGCGATCGCCTGCGCCTGCGGGGTCAGGTGGGAGAGGCTCACGGACGACGAGGAGGAACTCGTCTCGCTCATACCGACCGCCAACCTCCCACGCGCCCTGCTGGCGTGGGAGTGCGTCGAGAACGCAGTTGACGACCTGTACGCGTGGGAGGACGACCCTTCCACCACGAAGGAGAACGTCGTGTCCCTTCTCGTCAGGTGCTCGGACAGGATGGCGATAGTCGTCCGGAAATGACTTAGGGGCCCCGAGGCTTTCGCCCCGGGACCCCTTCGTTCCTTTGCCGGCTATTCGGCCGGCCGACTTCCCCCGCCTATTCGGCGGGAGGTGATCAGTCGGGTGCGCCGTCGAAGTTGACCTTGACGAACGACTCGGGACGCTTGACGGCGAGTGCGAGACGCTGCTCGGCGAGGACCACGATCGCGTTGCGCACGAAGAAGTCTGCGTGCTGCTCCGAGATGCGGATGCTTGCCTGCTCGCGGTCGTACAGCTGGGCACCGGTACCGAACGCGCCGACGAGAGCGGTGCCCTCGGGGATCGC